TATTTATATTTATATTTATATTTATATTTATATTTATATTTATATTTATATTTATTATTTTACTATTGTTTTTTATTATTTTCTTAATATAGAAGAAGTTATTACTACTACAAATGATTATCTTAATAAAGAAACTTCTTCTATTGATTTAGATAAAACAAAATATAATTGTGCAACTAATTAAATTAAACTTATTATGATTACAATTAAAGCTGAAACTTCTAATTATGGAGTTTGTTTTCCTTCTTCTATAAAAGAACTTAATGCAGAAGTTTTTAATTCAATTACAAAAAATGTCAAACTTCCAAAACATTATTGTATTGTAGCTCTTGCTTTTAAAGTAAAACTTTTTGACTTTTGTGCAATGATTAATTCTAATAGAAATAGTACTATTGGAGTTACACCTATTATTGCTAAAATCTCTGAAGAAGATTCTAAAGAAATAAATGCTTCTGTTTGTGATAGGATTATTATTGACAGAAGTTCTCTTGAAAGAGGTGTTCAACTTAAACTTCCTATTCTTATTGGTTCTGATAATTTCCGTAAATATCTTAATGATAATCCTACTTTAAGTAAAGCTATTATTAGTAAAGATAAAAATCTTATTGTTACTTATAATAAAGTAGAATATCCTTTAGTAGATGTAGTTAATTCTGATATTATTGTTCTTGAGTTTAAAATTGTTCCTGTTAATGATATTTCAGCATCAATTCCTATCAATGTTATTGATATTGACCCTTTTAGAACTCATGATGGAGAATGTTAAATAACTAATGATTATAAAGCAAAAGCAGTAATAGAACATGGTTGTTCTTCTACGGGGTGTTGTTCGAACGTAGTGAGAACTTTTGTTATTGCTTTTGCAATATATTTTAAATAGTATGTTATTATGGAAAATGATTTTCAAGAACATATTAATGAATCAGATGTTAATTATGTTATTATAAGTAAGAATAAAGAAGATATTCTTAATGAAATTGATTTTAATGATGAAGAAGAAAGATTCTTATGTGATGCTATTATAACTAATCTTGAAAAATATGCTGCTAATTCTATTAGAAATATGAAAGCGACTCAACTTCCTTATATAGGAACTCTTCGTATTAATCCTGTTAAACGTCAATTTAGAGATGCTAAACTTCATCTTTCAAGTATTAGAAAAAATATTACTAAAGAACAATATAAAGAACATGTTCGTAGTTATATTAATGATTTAAAAGAAAAGCAGAAAGAGTTAGATAAAATTAAACTCACTATGCTTCGTATTAGAAGAAAGAATAAAAAGAAATACGATGCTTTATATAAACGTCTTGGAAAGAATTATGCTGAATTATACATTATGAGTGTTTATTGGTTAACAGAAGTACCTTTTAATTTAGAATGGGAAGAACATTATCAATCTCTTAAAGAATAATATTATATTATGGAAACAAGTATTGTTATAGAAAAAATGCTTAATATTGACAATACCGGTATGCCTCAAGCACCTACTATTCGTCAATTACAAGATAAAGATGTTGCTTTACTTTGGCAAAGAGATACTACAAAAGATAAAAGAAAATATATTGGAGATGTAGGAGTTATTTATTATCTTGGTGACCCTAAAAGTCCAGCTAAACAACAAGGACTTAGTGATGCAGAAAGTCTTAAAATGGCTATTGATAATTTTAATTTGCCTAAAGATTATACTCCTGATGCTCTTGTTAGTAAATTAATTAATAAATATTATATAGCTAATATTACAGAAGCTGGTGTTGCTCTTGAAGCATTACGAAAATCTATTCATTTAATATCTATTGCTGCTGTTCGTATAAATGAACAACTTAACAAAAAACTTAGTAATACTTTAGGTGATGAAGATATTACTTCTATATTGACGATGATGGATGCTGTTAGTAAGCGTATTACTGAAATTCCAGCTTTAACTAAAGCTCTTGGTACAGCTTATGAAAATCTTCGTAATGAAGAAGAAGAACAACTCGCCCGTGGAGGAAAACAAATACTTAGTAGTATGGACGCTGATGAAAATAATTTTTAAAATAATGATTATATGCTGAATTTAAGAGATAAACGATATAATAATGTTAGACTTATTTTTAAAGAAGAAGGTCATAAATATAATGATACTTTTGGTAATGAATATAAGTCTACTACTACTTTACTTCATGATTATGCTCCTAAATTTGATAAAAATTATTGGCTTAAAAAGAAATCTGCTGAACTTGGAATAAGTGAAAAACGTCTTGCTAAACAATGGCAAGATATAACAGATGAAGCTTGTTCTCGTGGTACAAAAACACATAATGGGCTTGAAGATGGTATTAAAGGTTCTTCTATGTTTAAAGAAGCTGTTAAACATATGATTAAGCCTGATGGAGAAATGATTACTATTGCTGATTTACCTAATATAAATTTAAATGTAAAACAACTTAATGTAAATGATTTTATTGAATTAACTGAAAATAAATATCCTAAAATTTATGAAGTTCTTAAATATTATACAAATGCCGGTTATAAAATTTATGCGGAAATCGGTGCGTTTCTTATTGATTATTTACTTTCTGGCACTATTGATGTACTTTGTATTCGCGATGACCAATTTGTTATTGGTGATTGGAAAACTAATAGAGGTGGTTTAAAATTTGAAGCAGGTTATTATAAAAAAGATAAAACTAAAAAGCCGAATCAACTTACTGATATTTGGATTCCTAAAAAAGAATTTCTTCTACCTCCTGTTAATAATCTTCCTAATTGTAATGGTAATATTTATAATCTTCAATTATCGGTATATGCTTTTATGGTAGAACTTATTTTAGGTATCCCTAATGCTGGTCTTTGGCTTTGTCATATTGATTCTGATTTTGTTCTTAATGAATATGGAATGCCAAAAAGATTTCCTGATGGACTTTATCATGTTAAAAAGAATCCTATTGAAAAAATAACTTTACATAAAATGAAATATTTAAAACAAGAAGTTATTAATATTCTTTCTGATAGACGTAAAGTAGTTAGTGCTACAAGAAAACAAATTAAAGATTTATTTGATTAAGCTATGAAAAAGATAATAATTATATTATGTGGTTTGATTGGACTTGTTAGTTCATGCAATCATAAGGAAGTAATTCCTGTTGAAAAAATTGTTTATGTTCCAGTTAAAGATACTATTTCAGAAAAAGAAAATATTGCTAAAATAGTAGAACTTGAACATAAATGTAATCTTCTTCAAGATAGTATAAACAATATAAAAAGTGTTGATGGAGAAGAATTATTTGTTGCTAAATATAAATTAGCTCGTATTAAATATTATACTGATATTGCTGGTAAAGGAGCTAATATTAAGTATCTTCGTGGTTGGATTTATCGTGTTTTAAATAAATAATAAATTGTAGTTATGGCAAACTTTGATAAAGAGTTTAACAAACTTATTCTTGCAGAAGGAGGTTATGTTAATGACCCAGATGATGCTGGTGGTGAAACTTATCTTGGTATTAGTCGTAAAAATAATCCTAAATGGGGAGGTTGGACTATAATAGATAAAGAAAAGAAGAAAGGTCTTAAAGGTATTACTTCAAGACTTAAAGTTAATCATGAACTTACTGATAAAGCTAAACTTCTTTATAAAGAAAATTATTGGGATGTTCTTGAGTTAGATGATATTCTTAGTCAAGATATTGCACACCAATTATTTGATACTTGTGTTAATTGTGGTAAAACAACTGCTATTCGTATTGCACAACAAGTACTTATGATGACTGTTAATGGTAAATGGAGTAATGAACTTAAATATAATTTAATGAGATATGAACAAAAGTCTTAAACATGATTTGATTATTGCTGTAATTATGCTTATAAGTGTTTTTTGTATAATTATTACTATACCTTTTAATCCTAAAAAAGATATTAAAAATGAAGATGCTGCTATACAAATAGATACTGTTTATAATAAAATAATATTAGATTCTATTAGATATGATATAAGAAATAAAGATTCTATTGTTATTAAACTAAAAAAGCAAATAACTTATGAAGTTAAACAGGCCATTAGTGCTAATGATAGTATTGCTATTGAGCAATTTAAACAGCTTGCAAGCGAATAATAATAATACAAGTTGTTCCTCTACGGGGTGTTATACAAGAGCAGATACAGCTGTTGCAATTATACCTGTATATCTTATTAAACAAGCTAATGCTAAAATGATAGAAAGACGTTATCTTATTGATATAAATAAGCATAAAGATTCTATTATTATTATGAAAGATAAATACATAAAAGAACAACAAAATATAATTGTTGATTTTCAAAATAAAATTAGTATTTCTAATAATCTTAATTATAATATTAAAAAGACATTAGATAAACAAAAACGTAAAAATAAAATTATTGGTTATAGTACTGGGGGTATAATTATCGGACTTATTGTTAGTTTAATTATTAAATAAACTATGGAAAGTTATCCTTTTCTTGATTTTATTAATGAAGATAAATCTCATTATAAACATGCTAAAGATGTTGGCTATATTGATGATGATGATTTATTTTTAATTGGAGATAGTGGTGGTTTTCTTATGAATATTCGTCCTGGATGGAAATTTATCAATACTGAATTATTTTATGAACAAGCTAATTATTATAAACAGCATAAAGGTCAATATAGTCCTTATAAATTAGATTCTATTCCTCATAGACAATTTCGTAAGAGAGAACAATATAGAAGAAAATATGGATTCAGTGCTCCATGTTTACAAGCTCCTGATGGTAGTATTCATAATATTCGTATAACAGGTTCTCATTATAATTTTCTTAATTATATAAGAATGGAACAATTAGACGAAAGTACTATTAATAGAGGTAATACTAATACCGCTAAAAAACATTATGATTTTCCTAAGTTTTTTGATTCGCAATTTTGGACTTATCATATAATGGAATTTGCAGAAAAGAATGGTTTTCATCTTCTTATAGATAAAACTCGTCGTGGTGGTTTTTCTTATATGATGGCTGCTGATAGCGCAAATACAGTTAATTGTGAAAGTCGTAAAGTAGTTATTCATGTTGCTGTTGATAAAAAATATCTTACACAAACAGGTGGTCTTACAGACTTTGCTGTAAATGATTTGAAATTTTATGAAGAAAGTACACCTTTTGTTCGTGGTATATTTAGCTCTGTTAAGTCTGATTTTCGTCTTGGTTATAAACTTTCCAATGGTGTGGAAGCAGATAAATCTTGGCGTTCTGCTCTTATTAGTGTTAGTGCTGCCAATAATCCTGATTGTGCTATTGGTAAAGATGCTGTCAAAGTTAAAGTAGAAGAGGTTTCTACTATGGATAATTTTGATGATTTTATGAATGTTACTGAACCTGCTATGAGAACTGGTGCTTATACTACTGGTATGCTTTGTGCTTGGGGTACTGCTACTTCTGGTAATATGCAAACTTTTGAACAAAATTTTTATGATGTTAAAGGCTTTAATTTTATGCCTTTTGAAAATGTTTGGGATAGAGATTCTCGTAATGAAATTTGTGGTTTCTTTAAATCTTATTGCTGGGGTTTACAAGGAGAGATTGATGGAGTAAAAGGAGTGGATAAAGATGGTAATAGTAATATTTCTGTTGGTCTTGAGATTGCTAGAAGAGAACGTATTAAAAAGAAAGAAAGTGTAAAAAAATATTCTGATTATATTAATTATCTTGGTCAATATGCTCTTTTTCCTTCAGAATCATTTAGTAGTGCTTCTGAAAATATATTTAGTTCTGAGGAACTTAGTGCTTGGGAAGAAAGACTTAGAGTTGATTCTGATTTACATTTTTATGTAGATGGTATGCTTGAGCTTGATGAACTTGGTAAAGTTATATTCAAATCTAATGCTCGTTTGCTTAAAGAAAATAAAACAGTTTATGATTATATTTATGGTGTTCCTCGTAGAGGTCATGAACACCCACATGGTTGTATTAGAAGATGGTTTTCTCCTGAATATGAAGAAACTATTATAAACGGTAAATTAACTAAACAAATTCCTGCTGGACTTTATAGTATTAATTATGACCCTGTAGGAGTTAATAAAGATAAAGATGAGATTAGTATAAAACATTCTCATAATAGTATTATGGTTTGGATGAATCCTCATTATCTTAATGGTTATAAACAAAAGCTTGTTTGTACTTATTATGGCAGACCTGATACTCTTGAAGAAGCTGATAGAATTTGTTACTTATTGGCTGTTTATTATAATTGTGTTGGTACTACAAATGTCGAAGTTAACCGAGGAGAAACTGTATCTAACTTTCGTAAGTGGAATGCTTTACGCTATCTTAGTTGTGAACCTTTATTTGTTTTTGACCCTTCTTTTAAAGGTAAAATAAATACAAATTATGGTTATAATATTTCTGGTGAAGCACATAAATTAGATTGTGTTCGTCTTACTAAAGAATTTCTTTATGAAGAAATAGGTAAAGATGAAAATGGAAATACTATTAGAAATTTTCATAGAATATATGATTATCAAACTATTCTTGAATTAAAAAAATGGAGTGTTAAAGGTAATTATGACCGAGTTTCTTCTTTATTACTTAGAGGTATTGAATGGAAATCTTTTAATCTTATTGCAGAAGAAGAATTAAGCCATCGTAAAGAACTTAATTCTGAAAATTTAGAAGAAAATGATATATTAAATAGAAATTGGTTTTAAGTTATGAGAAGTGATTATCAAATGTATGATTTTCCTGTTCAACGTGTTCCTAATTCTCGTAAAAAAGAAGAGAGCTGGTATGCCTCTTGTTGCGATTGGATAATTGCTCAAGGTCTTGCTAATAGGGATAGTAATGAACTTGAAATAAAATATAGAATACTTCATGGAGATATACCTGAAGAATTTTATAAAAAAGTATTAAATCCATATAATGCTAAGCAAGAAAAATATAAAAGGTTTCCTGCTACTATGCGTAATTATGATTTAATGAAGGGTATTATTCGTAGATATGTTAGTGAGTATATTAAGAATCCTCATGATTTTATTGTAGGGGCTAATAATGCAGAAGTTGTTCTTGCTCGTAATTCTAAACTTAGAAAAGAATTACAAATTATTGTTGAACAAAAAATAGCTGCATATATTCAACAAAGTTATAAAGAATGGATTGATGGTGGAAATAATCCACAAGAATTTAATCCTCAAACAGCAATAGATATTGAATCTTTTGTAAAAGAATTTAATGATACTTATATTGATGATATATCTGCACAAGGACAATCTATTCTTAATGTAATTAGAGATATTACTGAGGATACTTTATTATATGCCAGAGCATATTTTGATTTTGTAACTTTTGGAGAGGCATATACATATACAGATGTTGTTGGCAATAAATTGATTAAACGTGTTGTTTCTCCAAGAGATGCTTTTCCTATAAATACTGATAATATATTTCGTGAAGATGATGATATGTTTTGTGAACGTAGGAAATTAACATATCAACAAATAGTAGACGAATTTGATGAATATCTTGATGATAAACAAAGAAATTTTTTAAATACTTATTATGCTAAAAGGTCAGCTAATGCTCCTGCTGAATTATCATTTAGTACTTATGAAAGTTATTTTCCTGAAATATGTAAGAAATATTCTAATGAAGATAGGGCTATGTTTAAAAAACAGCCTACTATGATTAGAGATAATAATAGTGATTTATATGATGTTTGGCATGTAGTTTGGAGAGGAGAAGTAAGAAGAACTATTGTTACTTTTATTAATGAAGCTGGACTAATTGATGAAAGAATAGAAGAAGATGATTATGTATTAAATCCAGCATTAGGAGATGTATCTATTGAATATATCTATGAACCACAGGTTTATGAATGTGTTCGTATTGGTACTAGAAATGATGCTATTTATCCTTATGGTGCAAGAGCTATCGCTTATAATCGTAAAGGCAAACTTCCTTATAATGGTATAAATGAACTTTTACCTGGTTTTGGTAAATTTAGTATTATAGAAACAGTTACTCCTTTTCAAGTATTTTATAATATTGTAGCTTATCATAGAGAAATGACTCTTGCTAAGAATAAACTTAATATTCTTATGATAGCTAAATCTCTTCTTGGTAAAGTACCAGAAGATACAATTTATAAAATGTTAGCTGATGGTGTTCTTTATATTGATGATACTAATGACCAAGGTATGCTTAGAGCACAACAAGTTAGAATACTTCAAACTAATATAGGTGACTATCTTAATCAATTAAGTAATCTTCTTAATGAAATTAAAGAATCTGCTAATGAACAAGTAGATATGACACCTCAAAGATATGGAGAAATAGCTAATAGTGCTGGCAAAGGAGTTACTGAAGAAGCTGTTATAAGAGGTTCTATGGGTACAGTTATAGTAGAATATATGCTTGATTGTATGAGAGAACGAGATTATAATAGAGATTTAGATTATTCTAAATCAGCTTGGATAGATGGTCTTGATACTTCATATAGAGATAATGGAGGAAATATTAAATATATTAGTCTTGATGTTGATAAACATATTTATGCTGATTATATAATTAAATGTAAAAATTCTGTTAAAGAACAAGATAAGCTTAGACAATTACAACAATACGCTTTTAGTGCTGCACAAAATGGTGATAATATGATGGCGATAGCTGCTATTGAAGGTGATAATGTTGCTACTATTACTAAACTTATTAAAAAATATCAAGAGCAAAAAGATGCTCATGAAGAACAAATTAAACAAATGGAGCAACAAACTGCTCAAATGGAACAAGAATTTGAACTTCAAAAGATTAGAGTTAAAGGAGAAGAAGATAGAAAAACTAAAGAACTTGAAGGTTATCTTGACCAACAAATAGAATTGATTAGAGCTGATGCTAACATGTTAAGTTATAATGCTGAAATTGGTGAAGATAATAAAGAAGCTGGACTTAATCGTTTAGATGCTGCAAGAGCAAGAGTTGAACAAGAAAAAGTAAATGTAGAAAAACAAAAAGTTCTTCTTGATACTATTAACAAAGAACGAGATAGACAAGTTAAAATGCACGATATTGATACTAAACTTAAAGTTGCTAAAGCTAATAAAAATCGTTACGATAGTAAATCTAAAAAATAATATGTATATGTTTGCCGTATTCTGTATTGTTCAGAGTATGGCAAATATTTGTATATAGATAGCTGTTAATAGCTCAATGTGGGACTATAAATTAGAATGTGATAGTGTGTATCAGATTGTATATGTTGATTCCTCTACGGGGAGGTTTACAATGACAAATGAAAAGCAGTATATATAATTATTGATTTTATTGATGATAATGATTGTTGTTTTATTAGTAATTATTATGATAATATTGAATATTCTTCTTATAATTGTATTGATAATTATTCACTAAATAACTTATAACATGGAAATTGATTTTGGTTATGGTTCTTCTACAAATAGCAATGATGCTAATAAGAACAATTCAGCTGGTGATAATGGTAATTCTACCAATATTACTAATGGTAAATTAGATACAGACGACAATGGTGTTGCTGTAGATGATATTGAAGATGTTTCTAATTCTAAATCAAATAATAATACTGATAATGATGATGCTAATAATACTGGTGATGCTAAAGATGATAAGAATAAAGATGATGATAAAAATCTTGAAAAAGATAATCATCTTGAAAAAGGTACTTCTATTGAAATTGGAGAAAACACATATACTGTTGATGAAAATGGTAATGTTGTAGACAAGGATGGAAACATTTTTAAAGAAGCTAAAGATGTAAATGATTGGCTTAAAGAATTTGAAAATGTAGAAAGTGATGAAGAAAATATTACAATAGAAGCTATTCAAAATGCAATAGGCGTACAAATTACAGATGACAATGATAAACCTGTTGAATTTGAAAATAATATTCAAGGTATTAAATCTTATGTTGATTCTGTCATTGAAGCATCACGAGATGAACATTATGAAACTGCTATAAATACTCTTTATCAAAAATATCCGATATTGAGTGATGTTCTTAATTATTATATTGCTAATGGCAACTCTCTTGAAGGATTTAATGAAATTCCTGACCGTAGTGGAATTATCATTAACGATTCTGATGAAGCACAACAAGAAGCAATTATTAGGACTGCTTGGAAAGAACAAGGACGTAGAGGAGATTTAGATGGTTATATTCAATATCTTAAATCTTCTGGTACTCTTTTATCTACAGCTAAAGAAGAACTTGCTGGTTTACAGGAAGCTGATAATCAATATCGTAAAGATATGGAAAAAGAAGCTGAACGTAAAGAAAATGAAAATATTAAGAAATTAGAAGAATATTGGAATGGAGTTCATGATGTTATTAAGAATCGTAAAATAGCAGGTTATCAAATTCCTGAAACGATTGTTATTAATAGAGATGGACAGAAAATTTCAGTAACTCCTGAAGATTTCTTTAATTATATTTATCGTGTTGATGATAACGGGATGTCTGCTTATGAGCGAGCTTTAGCTGAAGAAACCACTGAAAGTCGTCGTGATGATGAAATTCTTCGTGCTTATCTTAAATTTGTTGGTGGGAATTATTCTAATCTTGTAGATATGGCTATTAATAAGCAAAAAGTTGATAAACTTCGTCTTAGAGCTAAAGAACGTAATACAAGTACAATTAGAATCAATAAACCTCAACGTAATACTAATAAAAACGAAGACATTGATTTTGGTTATAACTAATTAAATTTTTGAGCTATGTATAAAATGCGTGTTCTTTCGCAGGGTAAGTATGATGATAGAGGATACTCTAATGAAGAAAGTATTGCTTATCTTCAATTACAAAAACCTGTTGAAATTAATTCATTCCTTACTTATAATTATGGTATGGATGATGACCGATTCCCATTGTCATTTATGACAGAAGGTCAAGGTAGTTCTGGTACTGTTGATATTGCTACTGTTCAATGGACTTGGGCTACTATGGGTCGTATGAAGTTTACAGACTTTGTTACTTATTTCAATATTGCTAATTCTAAACCTGGTCTTGGCGGTGCTGAATTCGAAGTACATTTTAGTACTCATTGGTTTATTGAACAATATGGTCTTATTGCTCCTGATGGAATCACACAGGTTCGTGTTCAAAAAGATTTAGGTGAATCTCCTTATGGTTATGGATATTTGCTAAAACTTACTTCTCCTAATCCTAATGCTTATATTGACCCTGAAATGCTTGCTAAGGGTAAATATTGGAGTATGTCTGGTCCTACTGTTTCAGAATCATATTCTAAGGGTAATAGAAGTAATTCTATGGGACCTGGTAAAATGGCTTCTCAACTTGAATTTCATCGTTATTCTAAAGAAATTGCTGGTAACCTTGCTAATGTTATTACTGAATATGAATTTAAAAATAATAACGGCGGTACAAGTAAACTTTGGATTAACGAAGAGATGCGACAATTCAATCTTACTATGCGCGTAATGAATGAAGAACGTCTATGGCTTGCAGAATATAATCGCAATGTAAATGGAGAAGTTCTTCTTAAAGACCGCGATAATGGTAAACCTATTCCTCATACTTCTGGTATGTTAGAAATTTGTCGTGAATCTAATTACGATACTTATGGTGAAATTCTTCCTTTGAGTAAGATTAAGAGAACTATTGGTGATGTTCTTGACCGAGATACTGATAGTGGCAATATGGATATTGTACTTATGGGTGGTAAAGGTTTCTTGGAAGATTTTGATGAATCAATGAAGATTGATGCAAAAGAAAATGGTTTCCTTACTCCTCTTGGTGATAAAGAAATTCAAGGTTCTGGTTCTGGACTTGAATATGGTGCTTATTTCCGTAAATATAAAACTGTTGATGGTCATACTATTACTGCAAAACATTGTTCTTTCTTTGACAAAGGAACTATTGCAGAAGCAGCTAAACAGAATGGTATGATTCATCCTCGTTCAGGGCTTCCTATTACTTCTCATCAAGCATGTTTTATTGATTTTTCTTCTTATGAAGGTCAGCGTAATGTACGTCAAGTTCGTATGAAAGGAAAGATTTATAAAGCTAAAGTTATTGAAGGTATGACTGATATTCCTGCTTGCTGGGGTCTTCCTAATACAAATCATGCAGCTACTGAAGTAGATATGGCACGTTATGAAGTTCAATCTTCTCTTGGTTTGCAAGTTAATAATGCAAATAAGATGTTCTTAATGAAGTGCGTATTATAATCAATTAAACTAATAAATATATGGAAAATAATTCTGGAAAAAGCATGCAATTTGGATTTAATAAATCTGATGCTGAAAATAAAGAACAGAAAATTGATAATGATAATCTCCCCGTAGAGGAAACACAATCTGTTGCAGAAACAGATACTTCTAATGAAGATGTTAATGAAGAATATACTGACCGTAGAAGTATAACTGTATCTCTTGTTAAGAGTTATTCTTTATATCGTAAAAAGAACGATAAAAGTCTTCCTAAGAGAAAAGATTATATTGGAGGTAGTGTTAGAGCTTCACGAACTTTATCTTCTAATAAAGAAGAAGTTGAAACGTATTTTCCTAATATTATTGGTCTTTCGCCTAATGACCCTAATTTTATTAGTAGGGTAAAACAATATTTAAATAATATTCGTATTCCTGTTGATGAATTAGGTAGAAGTTTTGATATTAGCTTTCATTATTTTCATAAAAAAGATTATTACAAAGTTAAAGCGGAAGAAGATAAAATTGAAGAAGTTTATCAATCTGCCAATCGACAAAATATTAAATCTCTTAAAGAAGCTCTTAATGAAAAGATTAATAAGCTTCACATTCTTGAAAGTACAAAATGTAGAATTGGTTATCCTATTAACGTTGATGATTATCTAATGTATCGTCATTGTTTATTATATAATGATATTGCAAAAGATATTGCTTTAATTAATAGCGATTCCAATGTTCGTTTTTATTTTAAAGATGACCAAAAAGAAGCAGAGAAACTTCGTAAATATCGTTATGAGGTTAATAAGGCTAAAGCTAATTATGTAAGTTGTCTTGCTGATGATGAATTATTTAATTCAGTTTATGTACAATATTGTGTTCAGAATAGTCTGCCTGTTATTTCTTCTCTTATGAAAGAAAAACTTGATAGAGAAATTGAATTAGATAAATTTAGTACTAACGAACCTATTAAGTTCAATAAGATTTTTAATAATAAAGATATTAAGCTCATTGCTAATATTGAAAAATTGATTGCTCGTGGTGAACTTATTCGTTCACAATATAATCAAAATATTAGTAGTCCTGATGGAGAATTTATTGGGGCTAACATTAACGAAGCTGTATCTTATTTTAAGAATCCCGAAAATACTTCTATTGTAAATGCTTATATTAATAAATTAAAGAATATTTGATATGAACATTCACGAGATGCACAATATGTTTCGAACATTAGGACAACAAAATGGTTCGCAACTTATTAGAGGTATTCTTCCTGAAAGTATAGATGTATATATCAATGAAGTTATTACAGAAAAGGTTAAAGAAGAAGTATTAGCTGGAGTTCGCACAACTTTACAAGATAGTGTTAATACTCAAGCTTCTACCATGCAACCTATTAATACTTTTAGGAATTTATATCGTTCTGCAAGATATTCTATTAATACTGGTGAAGTAGGAAATAATAAAAAGGTTAGTTTTTATAATAATAAAAATGGTTATCATATTATTAATATTCCTACTGTTAGTTCTAATATTACTCTTGAAGATAATGAATATAAGATTCAACCTATGATGTTTTTAGGTTTTAGTGTTGAATATGAAACAACTTTAAGAGGTAATGCTGTTGCTTGTAGACTTATTGGTTCTGATGTTTTAGAAACTACTCTTAGAGATTATTGTAATGGTGCAAGTAAAGATTCTCCTATTGTTTGTCTTAGTTCTATTCCCATTATAGATGACGGAGTTGAAAAGACAGGAGTTATTTCTTGTGAACAATTAGAAATCTTTACTAACAGCAATAATAATAGTGTTAAGTTTCTTAATATTAAATATATTAAAACTCCTAATGTTGTAAAGTACGATATTGAACTTTCTAAATGTGTTAATTGTGATTTGCCTGATTATACTCATTTTGAAATTGTTGAAAGAGCTGTTGGTAAATTCTTTGCATCTGTTGGAGGACAAACAGCTAATGGTACAGTACAACAACAAAGACAATAATATAATTATAAAAATTGAATAATTATGCGACACTTTATTTTAGGTAAGAATGTAGCTTATGCTACCGGGTCTGACCTTTCAGCTGTTGCAGAAGGTGCTATTGGTTTTTTTGTAGAAACTGATGGTAAACCAACTGCTACTGCTACAGGTGAAGAGATTACTAAAGAAGCTATGCTTGTAGTAGGTCGTCCGAGTGATAAGGGAGGTCCTATTGTACTTCCTGTTCATAAAAATAATTTTAGTTTTGTTAAAGGAACTTATACAGCAGCTTCTACGTTTACAGCTGATGTTACAGTTACTGCTCCTACTAAAATTGGAGATTATTCTTTAATTGTTGTTCGTAAAGGTGTTAAGTTTAATGAACGTAACAAATGGACCGCTATGGTTCATATTAAAGATGTTACAACAACTGCTGATGATTTAGCAGCTAAACTAACAACAGCAATCAATGCTAATAGTTCAGGTTCTGGAATATCTGCTTCTGTTTCTTCTGCAAAAATTACTATTACTGCTACAGAAAAAGGAGTAGATTATGAAATTCTTGGAGCAGATGAACTGTTTGATGTCAAACCTAATGTAACAGCTAATGGTTCTGCTGCTTATGGTGATGCTAAATATATACAAGATTTGGCAGAAAAAGCAGCTGCTGATGCAGGATTTGAATATACTTATCGAGATGCTTATTTCTATCTTTATCCTGATTATCCTTTGAATCCTCTTAAAGCTAATGATTCAGAAGATACAGGATTTACTATTTTTACGTTACGTTTTGCTGAGCCTCGTAATGTTAAAACTCGAGATGAAGTAGTTAATCAAATTATTCAAGTTGCATTCCCTACTGAGGCAGCAGGTATTACAACATTTGAAACTGTTTGTAAATCTCTTGCTGGTATTGCTACTGAATAAACTATATCAATACTGCATCTTAATATAAATTAAGTTATAGAATAATTGTTTACAATGAGGTTGTTAATATTGATATTAAATGTTGATATTAGCAATCTCTTTTTGTTTCATTATCTATGGATTTATTATCTGATGCTTTAGCACAAGGTATAACTCCTGCTATTGTAGTTGCAATATATTTGATAGCAGTAAAAGTTATTGATAATAAAAAAGAAAATATACAGGCTAAACTTAATTCTGAACTTGTTAATTCTATATCAAAAATAAGTAACTTTATAACAGATATTACAAGACATACTATTCAAAAAGATAAAGAAAAATGTAAGATAGCTATAAATGATTCTATTAACTGTTCTGCATATACTCTTATTAAATTTGTAGCTAATACATTAATAAACAATCATATTGATACAAATAAAGATACTATTATTATTAACATTAAGAATATAGTAAATGCTGAATATTATAATATTTATACTACTTTAAATAATTATGAAATTAATGGAATTAAAGTTTCAGAATTACTTAAAAAAGAATGGATTGATGAAATAGAAAAAGCTATTACTAATAGTATTTATAATACTGCTCTTACTAAAGAAGAAAAAATAATGAGTTTTTCTAATAAGATAAATCTTAAATTTCAATCATATATTACTTATATTATTAATAATGTTATAAAAGATTAATCCTATGGAAGATATTATTTATGAACGTCTTTTAGAACAATATGAAAATTTATTTGTTGAAAAAAATGCTGATGTTATTGAAAAACTTCGTCTTGGGCTTTTTGAAGAAGATTGTTCTATACCTGTTATTTCTATTATTATTAATTGTATAGAAAATATTGAGCTATTTAATAATGCTCAATTAGATAATATAAATCATCTTATAAACAAATTAGCTCATGTCTAATGAAATGAATAATGTTTTCATACATAATAATTCCAAAGATGGATTTATTGAAATTGAACCTGAATATGTTTATATGACAATTCCTGCTGAATATGTTTGTATATATCATAAAATACTTGTAATGTTTGCTGATTTTGGTGTTGATTTATTAAAAGATTGTCAAGCAGCTTGTAGTTCTAAGAATAGAAAAATCATTGATTGTTTTAATATGTTTAATGCAGCAGTTGCAGCAAGAAAATTAAATAAATTTAAACTTGCTAAAACACTTATTGAATATGTTAAAGGTCAAATTGATTTAAATTATAATGGTAAATCTCCTTGTCCAGAAATAGTATTTCCTGTTGATAAAGAAGGAAAAATAAATGCTATTGTTGGTTGTGGTAATAAACCAAAGTTTACTGTAGATGTTAATAGTGGAAAATTATTAATGGAACATGATGGAGATTTAAGTAGTGTTTATAGTCTTGGAGAAGAAGATTTTAAAGGAGTTAAGACTGAGAATGATAATGATTCCTCTACGGGGGATTAGTCTTGACAGATTTCATCATTACTTATAAATATGTTTATTTTATAGCTATTATTAGCTCTGTATTATAATTGATTATATTAGTTGAATAATACTACATCAATTATAATAAGGCTTTTATATGGCTTTAAAATCGTTCATAATAATTTATATTTTTATGAGAACCAATAAAGAAGAACTTGGTAAAGTTAGTCTTACTGCTAATGGGCGGTGGGATATAAATAATTATTATGAAAGACTATGTCTTGTTCATGATGGTTATTTTGCAAGTTATCTTAGTAGAAAAGAAGTTCCGAAAGGTATTTTACTAACTGATACAGAATATTGGCAGCCTATTGCTAATCTTCGTGATGATATTAAACTTGATTATGAAGAATTTAGAAAATGGGTTAAAGATAATTTTGAAGATTTTAAAGATAATGTTCTTAATGACCAAAAATTGTTTAAGGACTATATTAAAGAAAATGTTCAAAATATTTGGAATTATGTTCATCATCTTGTTCCCGAAGTAAATTGGGATGATGTCAGAGCACTTGTTATTAAGTGTGTTCAAGATATGGTTGAAGATGGTTTACTTAAAATTGGTATTACTACTGTTAAAACACATGCTGATTTAGATAAAGCAGAATATAAGAAGCCTGGTAATTTTGTTTATGTTCATGAAGAAAATCTTTATTATACATATAACAAAGATAATAAATGGTATCAAATGCCTATTATTTATATAGGTAATGAAGAACCAGGAGATGTACTTTGGATTGACCCTCAAGATGATAGAGATATAGAAGGTTCTTCTGATGAAGAAATGAATGCTGTTAAAGAAGCTCTTTATATTCTTACTCAAAAGGTTACTGATTTACAAAGACTACAAACTATTGGTATCATTCCTGGTAATGTTGCTAATAGTTATCGTCGTATTTTAATGAGTTTTGCTACACCTGAAAGACCAGAAGGTGCTCCTTCAGTAGATGATGAAGAAGATAAACCTGATTTAAAGCCAGCATCAAATACTGTTTGTTGTGTTTGTTGTAAAATGGATACTACTACTAATTTTGCACAAAATAAATCTGACCTTATAGACGGTGAACTTATTTTTTATACTGATAGAAAAAAGTTTGGTGTATATTATGGTGGTAAATTTTATCTTAATGGTAGTGGTGGAGATGATGATAGTGGAGGTGGAGGAATCTCTATTGAAGAACTATATCAACTTAATCTTGAGAGATTAAATTTTACTAATGGTACTGAAACATATAAAGTAACTGTTGATAAAAATGGAAAATGGGTTGTTAGAGGATTTAATGAATCTATAACAAAACCTGGTAGTCCTGATGACTCTTTTGGAGTTTATATTAGTCAATACCTTTGTATGAATAGTATTTATTGCGGAGGCGATGGAAATGAAAATTGTCTTTGCACTCATAATTATGTTGAATTAGCTAACGGTTCTAAAAAAGATATTAATTTAAATGGTTTATATCTTTTATATACTGATGGTACTAAAGAAACACCTTCTGATATAGGTTATGTTTGGGACGTATTACCTCTTGATGGAGTTATTAAAGCTGGACATACTTTTGTAATTAGAGGTGCTGAATGTAATACTTCTAAAAATGCTTTTATAAATGTTGATAATTATGATATGATATGGACCAAAAATGGTCATCCTATTGTATTTAAACAAGGTCCTAGTAGTTTTTATCTTTGTGCTGGAGATGGTTATAAAGAATATCTTGATAAAAAGACTTTAAATAATCCATGGGGAAATAAAACTACTAAAGTAGGATATGTAGATTCTTGTGGATTTGGTACTGGTTCTGTTGGTGAAGGTAGTGCTACATTTACTGTAGATGATGATTGGAATAAAATTCTTTTTGTTCGTTGGTTTATGTTAGAGCCTGCTAAGCAAGGTAATAAAGCTTATGCTAAAAGAAAAACAACAGACCTTTGGACATATATTAATCTTGAAAAACAAACTACAGCACTTGGTAATAGTCTTCAATATTATTATCCTGATGATATTAAAGCTAAATATAAACCAATGGCAAGTTATCTTGGTAAAACTTTTTTTACTAATAAAACTACTTTTAATCATAATCGCCCTAATTTTATAAATATAACTTTTGGTATACAAGCTACTGATTCTGGTTCTGGTGCTACAAGATGTTTTAATTGGGTATCTGTAGGATATTATGATGAATATGTAGAATATCGTAAAAAAGGTGAAACTGAATGGAAACGTAGTTATAGTATTACAGATAATAATGCTGCTAATCCTGAATGGATAACTAAATTTATTGAACATTATAAACGATTTAGATGGACTGCGAGTGATGGTACAATAGTTACTACTCATAAATGTATTATTAAAAATATCACTAAAGGTTCTTATGAATATCGTATAGGAAGAGATGATAATAGTCTATATACAAGTGATATTCTTACTTTTACTGTTCAATCAAATGATGAGGTTAATAATTTTAGTTTTATTCATATAAGTGACCAACAAGGATTTAATTGGCAAGAATATACTGCTTGGTGGAAAACTTCTTATATGATTAATAAAACTGAATCTGATTTTAATTTCTTTATTAATACAGGTGATATTACTCAATCAGGAAATAGAGTTAATGAATGGTTGGATTACTATCAAGGTAAAAAATATAATATTGATAAATGTGAAATGTTTACTATTGGTAATAATGACCTTTGTGGACATGTAAGTACTGAACTTACCAATGGTGAAGATGCTACAAGTAAATATTCACATATTAATATTCTTAGATATTTTTGTTTTGAACTTGATACAAGAAATGATTATTCTTTTGAATGGCAAGAAGCTTCTTATCCTATTTATAGTCTTTACTCATTTAATTATGGTAAATATCATTTTGTATCGCTTAATAGTGAAATTGCTATTGCAACAAGTAAAATGTATAAAGATTGGGAAAGTGATTCATATCAAGGAGATAGAACTTTTGCAGAAAGTGCTAATGCTAAAATTGAAGATTGGCTTAAAAAAGATATTCAATTATGGAAAGATAATGATGAAGAACCTTCAGATTGTAGTAAGTGTATAGTTTATATGCACGAAATGCCATTCACTATTGTTACTTGGAGTTTTATGAATGGTGAAAGTGCTCGTGTTGGTTCTCATCTTAATACATTAAATAGTAGAGGTCTTTATAGGTTTAGTCGTATATTTAAAAAATATGGTATTAGACTTGTACTTGGAGGGCATAAACATACATATTCTATAAGTAAACCTATTTATGATGCCCCTAGTGGTTATATTGAAAGTAATAATAAACCATCTACAAGTGTTGATTTAATGAATGAAGTTACTACTGCTGATACAAGAGTTCCTGTTATTCAAGTTACAGATATATCTCATGTTAAAAAAGATGATAATTTTGCTAGATACGAAGTAGTTAATAAACTTAATGCTCCTTATTATGTTATGAGTCAAGCAAGTGGTTATAAACTTGTTTCTAATAAAGAACAACCTTCTGGACCTGAATATACTATACCTTGGCTATTAGCTTATTTTAAAGCTAAAACTAATGGAGAAAGTCCTACTGAAAATGTAGCTCAACATTATCCAATGTATATTAAATATGAACTTAATGATACTTCTATTAAAGTTACTGTTAAACAAGTTCATAATATTTGGGATGTAAGACTTGATAATAATAGTAAGAAATTTGATATAAATCAACAACTTTCTGACCTTAGTGTTAGAGCTATGACACTTAGTACTATATCAGATGAAGATAAAAAGAATTATAATATTTCTGATGTTGAAAGTTTAACTATTACATTATAATATGGGAAATATTAAAGTTAGAAATAAAAATGGAGAATGGACTGTAGTTGCTTCTAATAAAGCTTCTGGAATGTCTGTTGATGACCCCAGTTTAATTAATGGGGATAAGACGTCTGTACAAGATGCTCTTGTTAATCATGAAGAACGTGTTTCTAAACTTGAACGTAATGTATCATGGTTAGCAAAACATGGTGGTGGAGGTTCAGGTAGTGGAGGTAGTGGAGGTCCTGATATTACAGAAGCTACTTGTTCTATTTTTGCAAATGATTTAGCAACTGGAGGTGATGTAATTTTAAATGAAAATGGTCTTAATATTGAATTGAGAGATATTTCTGTTAAAGCTACTAAATCATGGAAAATTAATGTTCGTATTGGTTCTGTTCAAGTTGCAAGTGGTTCTGCATCTTTTACTTCACCTACTATTAATGTTCCTTTTTCTATCATTAGTGCTGCGTTAATTAATCATACAGCGAATATGTATATTTCTGCTTCTTATGAAGATGATATTAATGGCATATATGGTTCTTCTTCATGGAGTGGTACTATTACTGAATCTGTTGTTAATTTAATCACAACTAATTTAGATATTGGTCTTACTGATGAAGGTAAATTAGAAAGAGATGAGAGTTTAATATATACTTATTCAGTAGGTATTACTGGAGATTATACATTAAAATTAAATGTTACTAAAGATGGTAGTAGTGTTGTTACTAAAACATACCCTATTACCATTATTGATACTAATCAAAATACATTTAGTGTTCGTATTGCAGAATTACTTACCCGATATGATGTAGGTGTATATTTTATTAAATCTCAATTATTTTATAATAGCAATCCTCAGATTCAAAATACTATAACTACTTCTCTTACACTTGTTAGTAAAACTATTCTTATTAGTAGTACTGTAATGAGTGAAGATGAATCACATCCTACTGAAGTTAGTTTATCTTCTTCAATTAATTTTATTTGGACTGCTTATCTTCAAGGCTCGGCTACTTTTCAATATAATTATAAAATTAATGATACTGTAATTAAAGAAGATTTTATTGGTTATTTTGGAGAAGAAATTAATGACTTTGTATCAGTTATTGGTAAAGATTGGGCTGTAGAAAATCAAACAAAAGCGGTTGTAGTTACAGTTTCTGTTGGTGATAATGTTGTTACCAAAACATGGTATATTAAATTTGTAAAATCTAAAAATGATTTTCTACCTAAATCTACTACAGTAGTAGGACATTGTATTTCTGAATTTCTTGCTAGAACATATAATAATGGAGAACAAACTTTTAATATGGTCAATGAGAATTATCTTGTTGGCGGTAGAAAAAGTAAAGTTACTTCTGTTATTAGTATGGATAATTCTTCTAATTTAGTAGGTATTAAAACTTCTGCAAATAATGCTCCTTATTTGAGAATTAGTAATGGTGCTTATGCTAAACTAGGAAATTTTAAAGTTGCAGGTACTAGTAAAACATTTACTAATATTATTGCAGGAACTAATAATGATTTTACAATTAGTATTAGTTTTAAAGCTGATTATCATCCTGATAATGAACGTACTATTTTATGTGTAGGACAACTTGATTCTCAAACAGGTCAATTAATTACTGGTTTTGAAATTGATGTTCATGATGTATATGTTAATACAAACTCTTTATTAAGACTTACTGATAATACAGTAAATAATATTGACATTGTATGTGTACATTCAGATGATAGATATATTGATAGTTCTGGTGAAGAAAAACAAGAAAGACATTATATTATTAAAGTATATCTTGAAGGAGCTTTAAGTGCTGTAGGTAATTATTCTATATTCCCTACCGTTAGTGATGAAATCTATATAGGTGGTAAAGTATATGGAGACCTTAATGATAGCGGTTGGTTATGTGATTGTAATATTTATAATCTTCAAGTATATGACCATGCTTTAAGTGATTTTGATATTGTTAATAATTATATTAATAATAGAGTAGCTTCTACTTATAAAGATGGTAGTTTTGATTTTAGTATTATTGATGCTGAACTTCGTAAAAACTTTTGCGAAAGAAGAGCTGATGGTCAAGTAACTTCTTATCTTTATCAAAACGGTGCTTATACTATTGACTTTTTATTAGATGGACAAAGTCTTAGTGAAAGCAAACTTAATCAATATGCTAAAGCAGTAGGAATACCTGTAATGCTGATTGATGTTAGTACTGATGATAGTTGGACATTTGAAAACTTTGTTAATCAACAAACTGCTGATAATGTTCAACTTCTGCCTACTTCTGGTAAAACTATTAGTTATTGGGACCCTACTCAACAAAATACTTCTGTTCTTCAAGTACATAATTGTACTATTGAACTTCAAGGTACATCTACATTAGCTGATGCAGTTAAAAATATCAATATTACTGTTCCTAATGATACAGCATTTATTCCTAAAGATACTTGGCTGCCTGAACAAACTTATACTTTAAAAGCAGACGTTGTAGATAGTTCACATAGTAACAATGCTTCTATTGGTAAATTTATTAATACTGTTCTTAAAGATTATTTTCCTTCAGATTCTATTGCTCTTAGTAATGTAGAAGAAAGCGAATATGTAAAGAAACAGCAACCAACTGCTACTCTTAAACATACTGTTGAAGGTTTTCCTATTTTGCTTATTATGAATTTTCATACTACTGAAACATCTAAAGTATCTACTACCCCTCTTGGTATTTATTCTTTTAACTTAGGTCGTGATGCTTTTAGAAATTTAGGTTTCAGAAAGGTAAATAAAATTACTGATTCTTTAGGAGATGCTATTAATGTTATTACTTTCCCTTATCTTGCTGAAAAATGTAAGTTTAATGAACAAGATAGTACAGCGAATTGGATTGAAATTAAAGATACTACTTCTCTTGCAGATATGGCTAAAATAGAAGGTAGTAGTTTACCTCCTGATTTTGATTCTTCTGTTGGTGATTTTTGGCAAAATGATAATACTATTCTTGACCAAAGATATGAAGTACGTTATCCACAAGGAAGACAAGCTAGTGACTATACTACTTTTAAAAATTTTGTAGGTACTATAATGAGTTTACCTTTGGAAGGACTTTATGTTACTAAAGATAGAATTGGTAATATTGATAGACCAGAAATTACTACTGAATACGACCTTTATACTTATGATAATGGATATTCTAAGACAGGCAAAAAACAACAAATTATTACTGATGTTAATCAATTAGCTTCTCTTGGTTTTAATGCTACTTCAATGTATAAATATTTTGTTATTGCAAACATGTTTGGTCTTGCTGATAACTTTGGTAAAAATAGTACATTTAGAAGTTGGGCTAATGGTGATTACTTTATTGGATTTTATGACATGGATACTGCATTAGGTGGAGGTAACCAAGGTGCTTTATCTATTGAACCTAATATGTGGATGAAATATCTTAAAAATCAAATTCTTGATGGTAAGAATTATGGTTTTGTTTCTGAAACATTTAATTCTGAAGATAGTCTTCGTCTTAGTAATACTGTATTTTCTGCTAATCATAATAAATTATGGTTGAGTATGGATACTAACCTTATGAGAAATAAAGTTGGTATTAACGAAGTTGCAGGAACAAGTGCATATTCATATTATTGGGATGATTTAAGAACAGTTATATATAAAGCTGCTACTGCTGCCGGATATAAAGATAGTGCTGAATATTTTGTTAATGAATTTTATCTTAAACAGACAGGTGAATGTGGTCCATTGCTGTTTAATCTTGACTATAAACTTAAATATCTTGTTCAGTTTACAGATAATAAATTTTCAAATACTAAACATTTAAGTAAACTTCATGGTCGTAAAGCTGCTTATACTTTAAATTGGTTAAGAAATCATATTCTATTTTTAGATAGTGTTTTCTATTGGAGAAATACTTCTCAGAAATTTAATTATCCTAATGATATAAACTGTAAGATGTCATCTACTGTTTATAATACTCCTGAATATATTCCTATTAAAAGTAATACTGATGTTATTGTTTATCATAATGTCGGTAATGCTACACAAACATATTATTATTTACCTAAAAATAAAGAGGTGATGGTAGATGCTGGTAATAATAATTCTGATTCTGAAGTAACTTGGGGTATTACTAATTCTCCTCAAATTATTCAAATTGGAAATAATAATATACCATTATCTAAAATGAATATTTATAAAATATCTCATACTAATACTGAATTATATAATAGTAATCCTGGTTTAACTGCTATTACTGAATTAGAGTTACAAGATAGTAATTCACTTGCTGCACCTTTTGGATTAGATTCTTATCAGCCAGAACGCGGTATTAGTGAAATTCGTATTCTTAATTTTGCTAATACTCAATCTCGATTAATTCAAGGTAGTCGTCCTACTTTTTCATTGGAACTTGTAAAACAATTAGTAGGAGGAGAAACTGATACTAAATTCATTAAACTTCGTGAAATAGATATTAGTAATTCTCAATGTATTTCTGATATTTCTATTCCTAGTATTCCTTTAAAGAAATTAAATGTTTATAACAGTGCTCTTACTAATTTAAATCTTGATAATCAAAATTATATTGAAAGTGTAGATTTAACAGGATGTACTAAATTGATTAAAATTACTATTAAAGAATGTGATAAATATCAAGATTTAAATGTTGCTAATCTTAATAATTTACAAGAAGTTAATATTGTAAATAATAAAAATATTAGGTCTATTACTATTCATAGATGTAGTAATTTACAAAAAGTTATTATTCAAAATAATGCTGTTCTTACAGAAATTAATATTACTAATTGTGACAAACTTGTAGGAACTAGTGGTAGTAATTATTTGACTATTACTGATAATAAATCTCTTATTACTATTAATTTAGAAAATTGTACTAAACTTAATAAGTTTACTATTAGTAATTCTAATCAACGTAATATTAGAACTTTAAATTTGAGAAATGTTCCTCTTAAAAATATATCTGGTGATGGTGTTAAAGAGGATTTACTTGATTTAAGAGCATTTATATATGGTAGTGGTATTACATTAACAGGAAATGCTGAGGTTAAAGCTATTCAATTTGCTAATGATAGATTACATCCTATAACAATGGAATCTACATTTAAAGGATGTACTAAATTGCAAAGAGTTTATGGTTATCTTGTTTTGAAAGGACCTGATGGTATGTTTCAAGATTGTAAGGAGTTTACAATTCATGGACATAACGAAGATGATACTGCTTATTTAGGACCATTACGTTGGAATAACAAAAATACAAGAAATAGTGATGGTGAAGTACGTACTATTTATGCTATTCTTACTAATGATGATAATAATTATTATAAAAGTGGTACATCTATTCGCCCTTATGATGAAGTAACTTGGGAACAAAGTTTTGTAGAAGGAGAACTTGTTACTAATTTTAAAATGGGTAATAATATTACTAAATATATGTTTTATGGTACTAAGTGTACTGTATTTGATATTTTATATATGTTCTTTGTATTTGGTAAAACTATTACTACTGCTTTTAGTATATATGCTACTTTTGGAGCTTTAATCCGTAAAAAAGGAGAACTTTATCCTTTTGATACAAGTATATTTAAAAAAGGATTACCAAGACATATATTTTATAATTGGTCTAAATGTAGCAGTATTTATTATGCTTTTAATAGTACTAAAATATTTATAAGAAGTAGAAATGCTAAATATGAAGAAAAAGAAGAAGATATATTAGGAGATAATAAAAGTAATGGTGTTTTATCTCCACTTACTACTTGTATATATATTGAGCTTTTAACAAATGGTTCTATCATTGTAGATAAAGATTTATTTAAACTTAAAGAGGGGCAGACATTAAAATTATCAGTATTTACTATTACTTATATTGAAAATGTTACTCCTGCTGATGATAGTCAAATTGATAATCCTTGGTTGAATATTGATAATTATGAAACTTGGAAAACTTCTAAAGTTACTGAATTAGGTAACTTTGCTAATATGTTTGATTCTCTACCAAATCTTGATACTTTTTATAATATTTTTAATTGTAATTATATTGATTTTAGTACTATTACTTTTCCATCTAATATGGTAAAAGTTGCTTATTCTTTTAAAGCACAATCTGCTGGTAAAGGAGTTATTAGTATTAAAAAAATGTTTAAAGATTGTACTAAATTGAAAAATGTAACTTATGCTTTTACTACTCTCACTAATAGTGCTTATGGTCCTCAAGCAGAGATTCCTATCAGTGAAGATATGTTTGCTGAATTTACTAAACTTCAAAGATTTGGTTATGATTCGTCTGACGCTAATCAAAATAATGATGCTTTTGTAGGAAGAGGAGCACGTAGATATATTGTAGATAGTAATTTTCCTGAAAATATTCTTAAAAACAATCCAGATATTATAGATTTTAATAATATATTTCGTGATTGTGAAGCTAAAGATTTTCCTGCTATCCCTAAATTTCCGGGAACTATGTTTACTAAAGCTACTAAACTACAAAATATTAATAGTATTCTTAGAAATGCACATTTTGCTTTTACTCTTTCTCCTAATGGATTTGTTAATTGTCCTGATTTAAATAATGTAGGTTTTGCTTTTTATTGTGAAATAACTTCTAATAAAAATAATAGAAGTAAACTTACTGGAGAAATACCTGCTAAATTATTTTATCATGGACATACTATAGGTAGTACTAAAATTTATGGTACTAATCAATCAGAAAAACCTGGTGAAGATTTTGATATTGAACATGATTTACTAACTCATACTTCTCAATCAACAGTTGTAAAAACAGGTATTACAAATATGGCTTATTGTTTTTATGGCTGTATTAATTTATCTTTTTATACTAATAAAGATAATGTTGATATGGTTGAAGGTAATCCTAATTATTCTCCTTTTAGATGGATATATAATAAATCAAGTAAAACATGGACTGAAAATAATGAAACTAAAGAAAAAATAGATTATTGGGGATATACTGGTAATCCTTCTACTCAAAATAGTTCTTATAAATATATTGAAGATGCCAATATAGAATTAATTACTGAAAATGGAGTACCTAATAAAATTGAAACTCTTAACTATATGTGTGCTCCTGATTTGCTTAGATATTGTAATAAAAATTGTAATGTTAGAGGATTATTTGCTTATTGTGGATTAGATTTTGCTATTTATGGTATTATTAATAGTGATGAAAATTATCAATCTGCTGGTATTACTGGCAGAATACCTCCTTATTTATTAATGCCTGTTAGTAATACAGTTGATATTACTAATATGTTTTTATATTGTAGAAGGCTTAGTTCTTATAAGCAAGAAGGTGTTATTTATCAAATACCTAAAGATTTCTTTACTTATGCTACTAATATCAGTATATTACCATGTGCTTTCCAAGGACTTGATTTTGTTAGTGGAACAAATCTTGCTGTATTTAGTCCTCTTAAAAATAGTCTTGATATTCGTAAAATATTTGCTATGTGTAGATATTTTAAGAATGGAACTGTAAAACAAACTGTTAATAAACTATTTAGCAATAATAGAATTATTAGAATTACAGGTGCTTTTTCTGAAAATGATATTACTCTTAGTGGTGACTTTGATGGTATTATTAGACAAAATTGGGATTTAGATAATGGAGATAATGTTTCATTTAAAGATAATTTCTCTGTTGGTAAAATTCCAGAAAATTATAATATAAAATATGTATATTATGGTATAGGTACTGCTAATGCTGTTGATTCAGCTATTCCTAATATTAATAATAATTATGAATAATATGACGACTCGTAATATATATCCTATAACATTAATTGAAAATGTTATTAATGAAAAAACAGGAGATAATCTTTATGTTTTTCTTTCTCAATTTAACCATATTAATGTTGGTTATGTAGCTAATAAAAAAGATGCCCGTAATCTTATTCCAGAAGTATTACGTAAACAAGGTCTTTATATTACTTACTATCTTAATGATAATATTATTACTGAATATTTTGATGGTAATAAAAATGTTCTTAATGAAAATGATAATTGGATTAAAGATACATATTGGAAACAAGTAAATAATTTTATTGCTGCTGGTATTACTGAAAATAGACCTACAGATATTCCTATTGGAACTTCATTTTTTGATACTACTATTAATAAATGTGTTTGGTGGAATGGTAATGATTGGGTTACATATCCTGATTATATAAAAGTTATCATAAAAATTAAACATACTGATATTATAAATACACATAGAAGAGTTGTAGATTTAATTGATATTGAAACTCTTCCTAATGAAATTATTACTGTCGCTCCTACGTTTGATAAAATTGTTAAAGTAGGTTTTTATAATGGTGATTTTTATCTTATTGATGCAGAAGATAATTATTATCATGATACTCATAATATAGAAACTGCACATATATTTGTTAAAAAAGAAGCACATACTATTATAGAAGAATATTCAAAAAAAGAAATTGAAATATCTGAAACTTATTATTATCTTGAAGAAGATAAAAGTCTTATTGAAATAACTCAAGATAATATTGATAATTACATTCTTCCTATATTTGGAACTAAGTGTCCAGAATTTGCTACTATAAATCCTTATGCTAATGGAGAATATTTTATTGTTGATAAAGGTTATGAAGTAATTCAACTTATTGCTTTTCCTAATAAATTTTATGGTAGAGTGATTGAACAAATACAGAATGTAGAATAACAATCATAGTTGAATATTGTCGAAGTTAGCTATTATTAGCTCTGAATTGTATTTAAATATACAAGGTGATAGTTTATATTACTTGTGAGTTATAAAGCTAATTTCGGCAATTATCAACGCTGATTCCTCTACGGGGTGTTAAACATAGTCTTATTTTAAATGCAGTAGATTATATGAGTAAAGAACAATTAGTTGTGACTATTGGTGGTCATAAAGCAGAATATCATTTTGCAGAGAACAATCATTTGTATTTGCCATTTGATAATGATATTAGAAATACAAGACTTAAAGTTATTGAAGAATATAGACATAAAGGTCTTATAGTTACTTATGTTGATACTGATGATAATATTATTATTGAAATGTATAATTCTAATTCTATTGATGATAATAATTGGGTTAATAATAGTAATTGGAGAAAATTAAATATTTAAAATATGGATACAATAATCAATCAAATTATTTCTAATTTTGATTTTGCATATATGTTTGTAGTTAATGTACTTACTTATGTGTTAATTAAAATTATTGACTATGTTAATGGTGAGAAAGCAGTTTCTGTTTTACAAAAAAGATTATTGTTATTTATGTCTATTCTTATAGTATATAGTATATATACTGATATAGGATATGATAATAAAATTATTCTCATTAATTCTTCTATTGTTGCTCCTATTTCTTGGTCTTGGATTCTTAGACCTATTATTACTAAGTTTGGTTTTGGTTATAAACAATCTAAATAAATTAAAGTTATGGATAAAGTTATACTAGATAGACTTGCTTCATTTAATCTTTCTATGCAGCAAAAGAAAGATTTAGTTGATATAATTAAATATATTGTTAAAACACAAAAAGAAGACGATAAAGAACATACTGAATTTGATAATGCTTATGGTATAGAATGGGTTAAAGGAAGTAATGTTTGTACAAGAATAGGTAATATGAAACTTCATAAAACATTGCCTATTCAAAATAGACTTAAAGGTTGTTTACATGATGGTAAGAATATACTTCATTGGCTTAATCCTGACGGTTGGGGACTTCCTATGGAGAATGGAGAAGTTCCTATATTAGATGGTAGTATGGGTGATGTTGGTGTTGCTATGCTTCTTGAATATTTTGTTAAAATAGTTTATTTAAAAGATAAATATCAAATATGGATTTCTGATGAAAATTTTGATGGTACTTGGATAAGAATTAGTCCTTGTATTTATAGTGCAAATAAGACTTTAACAAGAATAAATAGTGCTGGAAAAGAAGAGGCATTTAATGCTTGTATTAAAGCTGATGATGAAACACATGTTGGAGGTAATAAAAGTGAAACTTATACTGATAAATTACATGGTCTCCCTCGAACAGGTATTACATTAGAACAAGCTATTGAATTTTGTAATAATAGAGGTAATGGTATAAGAGTTATAGATTATCTTCATTATTGTGCTTTACAATTATTATTTTATATTGAATATGCTAATTTTGATTCTCAGGCACATGTAAATAAAAAACTTAGTTTTGAAGGATTTAAACAAGGAGGACTCGGTGTAGGAGTTACAAATTTGGATTGGGGCAAGTGGGATAAATATAATAATACCAATCCTATTATTCCAACATATTTTCAAGTGGAAAATAATGTTGGAAATAAAAGTTTCTGTGATACTCCTTTTGTTTTAGGTACTGATTACACTGGAAATGATACAACATTAAATACAATACCTGCTTATTTTCATGGTATTCATTTATTTGGAGATATATATGGTATTATTGCAGATATTTTTATTGTTACTGATACAACTGATAAAAGTAAATCAATAGTTTATAAGCTTAAAAATGGTGTTAAAATTGAAGAAATAGATAATACTAATATAAAAGAAAAATGTGATATTATTGGTTATCAAACTAATTCTAATGGTTATATTGAAGAATTTGATTTAAGTAAAGGACTTTATTTTATTCCTATAATTACAAATTCTAATAAAAAATATGATATTAGTGATTCTAATTATACAGATGATGAAACAATTAGATTTCTTGCAGTAGGTGGTAATAGTTTTCGTGGTAATAGTAGTGGAGTTAGTTATTTTTCTTCTTATTATAAATTAAAGAATTTTAAAAATGCTAGTTTTGGTTTTAATACTATTACTGATTTAGATTAACTTAATAATTATAATTATGACAAATATAGAATTAAAAGCAAAGATTCAATATATCTTTAATAGTATATCTTTAGATAAAGAACATAAAAATACTATTATTGATATTATTAATAATGTTATAAATGCTATTACAGATAAAACATCTGATACTTCTAAAGTAAATATAGTTAATACGGATATTAAAACTATTGAACCTTTAAATGAAGATGATGATATATCTGTTGTGATTGATAAAGTTAATTCTATTATATATACATTAAATAAAATAATTGATAATAAATAAGTAACTATGAGTAATCTATATAATTTATTTAAAACTGTTGGTGAAGTATATAAATTTGTTGATTGTAATAGTAAACAACAGGCTATTAATCTTAGTAAAAATAATCCTATACTTATTGCTATTTATAATAATACAATGTATTATAAAGGTAAAGTTCTAACTTTTAAAAGACAATGTGCTCCTAAAGAAAATAAATTGATTGTTTGTAAAAGTCTACCTTATAATTTACAAAAAGGAAGTAATTATTATTTTAATAAAACTGTTAGTGTTAATGTTACTAAGCTAAATGCTGAAGAGATTAAAAGTATCCATAAATATATTGTTGATACATATAATAAACTTAATGAAAATGGAAGTTATGATAATTTAGAATTGGACCATAGTATAAATTTATCTTTATATTTACATGATAAGTATAATAGAAGTTTTCCAGTAAATTTATATACTAGTATTGATACTTTTGATGATAATGAACTTAATAATTTTATTAATGAACATCATCCACAGAGATATACTTTAATTTGTAGATTTAAATTTTATTATAGAGTTTCTAATACATTTCCAATAATCATACATATTAAAGATAATACTACATTGAAAAATCTTAATAATATAAATATTGCATTTCCTTGGGATACCGGTTTTAATACAAAATATCTTGTTTCTAAACAAGATATGTATATAGAAAATAATGTAGTGAGAGCAAGATTTCCTATGTTTTCTCATTATTGTTTATATTATAGAAAAGTTAGACGTTATTTCAAAGGTAAAGAAGGTAATGGTCCTAAACATAAACTTAAATTAGTTCGCAGCGAAGACTATACAGAAGCAAAAGTTAGTCGTTCTATTAGAAGAAATCATCCTAATACTATTTGTTATTGTTATTATAAAGGAAGAAATGATAGACGCTGTTTATTTCCAAAAATATTTTTAGCTAAACACGCAAACTTATATATATATATAAATTATTATATTTGCAGCAGAAATGCTAATGAGTAGAATTCCTGTTTCTCATCTTAATGGATTGAGTGGTTTCATCATAGCATTTCTTTTTAGTATAAACTTTTAAATTATAAATATTATGCCAAGACCTAATAGCGGAACTGGTTCTGCCGGCATTAAAAGACCTAATGGTACTATTGATAAAGATAAAGACAATTTCGGTACTGTTAAGCCTATTGTTGGTGGTAAATCTTCTAAGCGACCTAAAAAGTAATGGTAAAGAAGATTCTTATTTTACTAATCAAATTCATACCTGTCATGCAAATGACAGGTATGTTAGTTAATAACACTTTCTATTATTTTGATATTTGTAATAGATATAGTTATTGCTTAGATTTTATGATTGGTAATTCTATTATTACTACATTATTACTTTATGTTTGTAGTTATGTATTTCAGTTTTGTATTTGGCATAGACTAATTATTACTGCTAATTTTATTAATGTATTTATTGCTTCAATAGATGTTATTTATGGTATTCCAATAACTGATGGTCAGCTATTAGTAATATATTATTTTATTGCTTCTATATTTATTGCTATTTCAACTATTATTCATATAAATAAAAATCAAAATGAATATAAAACTAAAAATATTAAAGAAGCTTCTTGAAGAATGTATAAATAATATAGATGCTGGAAATAGTAATCATGATGAAGAAGAACTTGATTCTATGATAAAAGAGCTTACTAAATTAAATAGAGGTATTAAACGTATAAGTAAATGTGAAGCCTGTGAACGTATTCTTCATTGTAGTTTAAGTACTTTTGATAATTATATTAAACTTGGACTTATACCTCCTGGACATAAAGAATATGGATTTAAAGAACTTAGTTGGAGTGAAAAAGATTTTGATGAAGCAACTTTATATCGAATAAATTATTATAAAGATAAACATAAATAATTTATTGTTGGGCACATCCTAAAACCTAAACACTTGAAATAGAGCATAATTACAACAAAAATTGTAATTATGCTCTATTCTTTTTATCATCAGATAAATTTGCAAATGTAATCGGTTACAATAATCATTTTATTAACTAATTAAATTGTTAAACTTATGTCTGAAAGTAAAACTTATGTGTTTGGTAATGATGCCAATAATGGTATGCTTGGACTTATCGCTCCTCTTCTTCAAAAACAAGGTCTTGACCCTAATATGGTTATGGCTATGATGAATAATCGTAACGGTTATGGTGGAGAAGGTGGTTGGTTCATGTGGATTATTTTCCTGTTCTTTTTGATGGGATGGGGTAATAATGGTTGGGGTGGCTTTGGCAACCGTGGTGCTGCTGGTGATGCTGCTCTTGGTAATCTTATTAACAATGATAATGGACGTGAACTTCTTATGCAAGCTATTCAAGGTAACAATGCTGCTATTAATCAATTAGCTTCTACTCTTAATTGTTCTATTGGACAAGTTCAGCAAGCAATTAATTCTGTTATGGGACAAGTTCAGCAAGTTGGTAATCAAGTTGGTCAGAGTTCTCAGCAGATTATTAATTCTATTCAGGCTGGTAATTGTCAGATTGCTCAACAGATTGCTTCTTGTTGCTGTGAAAATCGTCTTGCTATTTGTCAGCAAACTAATACTTTGCAACAAGCTATTAATGGTGTTACTGTTAGTCAAGAACGTGGTTTTGCTCAACTTAATTACGATACAGCTAAACAGACTTGTGAAGTTCGTGATGCTATTCGTGAAAATACAGCTCAAGTACTTGCTGGACAACGTGCTGCTGAAATGCGAGAACTTAATCGTGAACTTGCAGAACGTGACCGTAAGATTGCTGAACAGGCTGTTGTTATCAATAATGGTCAGCAGACGGCAATCTTTGGTCAAATGATTCAGCAAGCTACTGCTCCTATTGCAGCTGCTGTTGCTGGATTGCAAAAAGATATTGATGGTGTTAAATGTAAACTTCCTGAAACAGCAACTATTCCTTATTCTCCTGTAGTAGGAGTTCCTAATTGTGTAGCTGCTCAATATGGTTTAGGATTTGGTACTAATCCTTTTGGTGTTTGGGGATAATTTAATATAGATATTATGTCTTTATTTAATCCTTTCTTTTTAGCTAACAGAAATGGCATTCCTCGCATTGAAGCTACAGGAGTAAATGTTACTACATCTGCTGTTGTTTATAGCTTTAACAGAAATGCTTTTTATAATAGGAATTTTGCTGGGCTTATTCTTTTTAAACTTCCTGCTTATACTGCTCCAGCTACAGCTGTTCCTGTTATATTTGATACTGATGGAGAACAACAAAATATAACTACTTTAAATGGAGTTAATGTTACTTCTGCTGAATTAAATCAATCTGGTGTTTATCTTGCATTTTATGATGGTAACATTCTCCAATTTTTAACTGGTGTATAATATATGTTTAGTAATTTAGGACAAAATAGTGTATTTTATATCTTAGATAAAAATACTAAGCCTGTACTTAAAGTTGGTAAAGTTGTTAAGGCTAATACTAATCCTCAATATTATGGGTTATCTAATCAAGAAATTGATATTTCTGTTGATGTAAATGGGGATACTTATGAATTTAAGAAGATTCCTGCTAATTTATCTATTGTTAGTCCTTTTCAAGGGATTGTTATTTCTGACAATCCTGAAGATATGACTAAAGAATTTGAAACAATGGTAAATATTAGTCAGCAGACCATTGATAGTATTGATTATCATAGAGGAGTAATTGATAGTAAAGATAGTATTTTATCAATACTTAATCCAAGATTTGCTAAAGAAAAAGAACAAGAAAATAAATTCAATGCTTTAGAAAATAGAGTTGGAAGTATGGAACAAGGTATAGATGATATTAAAACTATGTTGTCTAAAATGCTAACTAACAAATAAAAAGATAATGTTATGTATATTGTAGAAATTACAGAAGATAAAGTTGATAGCATGATTGAACATATAGCAAAAGGTCTAAAGTGTTTTAATAAAGCTATTGAGTGTTTGGAAGATGCTAAAAGTGGTGCTCGTATGAACAGACGTAGTTCTGATGCTGGCAGTAGAATTGATGATGAGTTTGATGATGAATATGACGATGAACGTTACGGTAATAGAGGTTCACGTTATAGTAGAGGTGGCGGACGTTATAGCCGTTACTAATGTTTAATTGGTAGGGGTAGTATTACTCCTACCTTTAATTTTATTTATATGAAACATACACCTTTAGATGTTCATGAAGATATGCCTATTGGTATGAAAAGGTATATTAATAATTTTGGTTGGCATTTTAATAAAAAAGCTTATGAATATGCTACAAAATTAATGACTAAACGTAATCCTAAAACTAATAGAGAAGAACGTGTAGAAGCTTATACTAAAGAAGAAGTTGATAGTCTTCTTAAAGAATATGATATAGAACTGAAAAATAAAATAATGCATGATTATGTTTTTGCTGCTACTATGTGCAAAGCTGATTATTTAGGAAGTTCTATTGAAGATGAACAACATTTAATTAAATATGTTAAAGATACAGTAGATGATGTAGATGCAAGTGATGAAACTACTTTTAGAAGATGGGTAGCTACTATGGTTGGTAATGGTATTCCTATTGATTGGTATGAAATATGTTAAAACAATATTTTATTATTCCTAAATATAATTGGAAAGTATATGTTTATTATCATATAGATTGTTATTATATAGATGATATTATTAAAAAGTTAGAAGATATTGGTTGTTCTAATATTCATTTAAAAGATGTTTATAAGTCTTTAAGTAATTGTGAATTAAATACAGGTTTTACTTATTCTAATTCTTCTAAAAAATGTTCTGTTATTGTAATATCTAATACTACTACTCCTGCTCAATTTATGAATAGTTATGACCATGAAAGGTATCATCTAATTAGTCATATTATAGAAGAATTTAATATAAATCCTTATAGTGAAGAAGCAGCTTATTTAACTGGAGATATTGGTCAACTTATGTTCCCTAAAGCTAAAAGATTTTTATGTAAATGTCATTGTAGAAAATGATATTATTGATATTGCAGTAGTATATTATAATAAATATGCTACTGCAATTTTTTATATAAATAATTTATCGTTAAACTTTATATTTAAATCAAATATATTATATTTGTTCAAAATCATAATAGTTATAAACTTATTCATAAAAATAATATCGTTATGACATCTATTGCACAACTTGTTTCAGAGATTGCTCATTCCGTTAAGCAACCTGATAGTGTTCCTGTTCGTCGTGCTATAAAACTTGGTATAATTCATGCTCGTAATGAACTTATTAGACATAGTTACAGCAATCATAATTATACTGATAAAGTTCTACAACAGAGATTTAAACTTACACTCACAGATATTCCTGATGGTGACATATTTGGAACTAATAATCTTAATCTTCCTAAAATTAAAAGAACTCTAAATAAAGTTCCTCGTCCTGTACGTCTTACTAATAATTTACCTTTTCATTCAGTTCGTACTATAGGTATGAAATCTCCTATTGAAATTGCTTTTGCTAAAGAAGCGTCTGCTCAATATTATAATAAACTTCCAGGTATGTGTCCTGCTATTACTTATGATTACATAAATGAATATATTTATATTAGCATTCCTAAAAATAGTAAATTTTCTACTCTTGGTTATATTATTGTTGAATCAGTATTTGAATATCCACATTTAATTGAAACTGAAACTATTGAAGGCAAATTAGATTTGAATGCTGTTAATGACGATGATGAATTTCTTATTCCTGAAGATATGATTGGTGCTATCAAAAAAAATATTCTTGAAACATGGAATACTAATATAATTAGAGATACTAATGAAATATCTGCTGAAAACATTATAAAATAAAAATAAAATATGACTCCAGACGTTACTATTAAAGATTATTATCTTCAATTTATACATAATGCTAAAACTGATATAGCAGAATATAATAAGAATCTTGAAGATATTAAACTTATAAAAGAAGATTTATATAATTATTTACTTGAACATATTGAAGATATTAAAAACAAATTTAATATTGTTCTTACTTCTTATGATAAAGAATGGAATAATAAAATATATAATTCTTCTGAATGTCTTTATAATGCTACTATAAAAAAATTATCTATTATTTCTGAAACTACTGATAGAAATTTACTTTTTCAAATTACTAAATATTGTAATATACTTCGTAATGAAAATAAATATAATAAATTAATTCTTATAGCTAATAATCGTAAAGATATTAAATTTGGTACTTATCGTAAATATGTTACTGCTTATTATGTTAAAGTTCATAAATGTGTACTTGAAGGCATGGGCTATAAGTTTAATTATGGTATTGGTACTTATGTTATCAATCATTGGAAACTTGACCCTAAACGTATTAAAAATAAACCTCATATTGATTATGTAGCAACTAAAGCTAAAAAGAAAGAACTTATTGAAAAAGGAATAAAACCTTATGATGATAAAGAAGCTGCTTGGTATGCTGCTCGAAGAATACCTTATGATGGTGTTGATTATAGAGTTTATAAAGAAAGTACCAGCTGGTATGAGTTTACTTTTATTAAATCTAATATATTTAGAAGTAGTAATTTAGAATATAAACGTACTGAATATATTGCTTTAAAATATAGAGGAATGTCTTATACTCAAATGGCAGAACAGCTATGTAATACTTTAGAAGATATTTATAATCTTCAAGTAGACATTAAATATAAACTTAATATATTATTATATAAATATCCAATTAAATATTTAAATTATATCAGAAATGCTGAACAATGCAAATACAAACGTGGAGCGCATAATAGCTAAAATTGATAACGATTTTAATCCTGATAATAGTGATTGGATACCTCGTGTTGGAGCTTGGGCTATTGATGCAATGTCACAATTAGATGTTCTTAGAATTAAACGTAAGAAGAAAAAACTAATTGTTAATGATAGAATTGCTTATTCTGAATGTCCTTTAGAAGGAACTAATATAAAAATTTATGATAGTAATGGTTGTGAAATAAAGGAAGCAGATGGTAGCAATGTTTGTAATGGTTGTTCCTCTACGGGGGATTTAGCGAGTGGAACGAGCGATAAGATAAGCTCTGTTACTCCTGATACTATTGATATTATAAATACTAATAATAAAGAAACAGCTAATAAAGTTATTGCTAATACAGTTAATGATAAATATCCTTATAGATATAATGTTCATCATTATTATAGTAATAGTGTCAATATAGAACATAATTACATTATTATAGATAATGATAAAATAGAATTAAATTTTGATACTAAATATATTTATGTAGAAAGTGACTATATTGAAACTATTTGTAGTGACAAATTCGGATGTGAACTTCCTGTTATTCCTAATAATGGTTTACTTATAGAAGCTATTGCTTATTATTGTATGTATAAAATGTTATGTCGTGGCTATAATCATCCTGTATTTAATCTTAAAGCTTCTCAGTATGGAACAAATCCTTATTATATGTGGATTCAATTAAAAGAAGAAGCTAAACGAAGTGTTATTAATAATAATATAAATGATGATGCTTCTAAACTATTTCGTTCAAATTTATTTATTGATACTTTTGACCCAAGATAAATTATGAATATTTCTTCTAAACTTCAAATGAATTTTCATCCTAAAGATAATGATAATTTGTCTTTAGTGTCTGCTGTTAATGTAAAACTTGCTAATGATGAAAGTTGTATTACAAATGAAGAAAGTATTAAAGAAAATACATTTATTAAAAATTCATTACGTGATTATTATAACAATAATGATTATTCTATTATTTCTATAATACCTTGTAATACAGAATTAATTATTATTAGTGTAAAAAATACTACTCCAACTAAAGCTCAAATATTTAGATATAAAGAAGCTACTCTTACTAATAAAGAATCTATGATATGTGCTTATGGTAATGAAGAAGATAAATACTTAGAATATCATGGTGGTAAAATAAAAGGTACTTTTACTTATAATGTAGAAAATAGTTTAATTATTGCTATTGCTGAATATGATGGTAATGTAGAAAAAATACCACTTAGAACTATTAATCTTGGTAATTTTACAAATGATAATGTTTTTAATGATAAAGAATTACCAGATAAAGCTCTTTCTATAGCCCCTGAAGTATATATTCCTTCAATGAAGAATATTAAATATATAAAAGGTAATACTTATAAAGGATGGTATTATCTTTTTATTCGTTTTAAAATTAATTCTGTTGATTATACTCAATGGTATAATTTTGGTTTTCCTATATTTATTGATAGTCTTGAAAAGTATGCTATAACTAAATATTGTTATAGACAAAAAATTACTAATATGGAAAGAGATAGTGCTGCTAATATTGTTTCTCCAGAAGAACCTATTGATGGTTTTTGTGCTGGAGCTTCAGATTATTTTAGTAGTACTTCTGATATAGCTAATGAAACATTTAAAATAGATATTAATTTTAATCATAAAAATAACATATATTCTAAATATCAAATAGGTATTATTTGTTCTTCTAAAAAATATACTAAAGCATTTAGAACTTCTGATATTAATTTTAATTGGGATGGTGATAATGATTATGTTGATGAATTTATATTAAATAATGCTTCTCTTATTGAAGCTTCTGCTAGTGAATTTATAATAGATAATTATAATTATTTTGATGTTAAGAATATAATTAATTATCAAAATAGACTTTATATTTCTAATTATAAAGAAGGAAACGCTAACGATGAAAATATTATAAAATCTAAAGTACTTGATAATATCAATATTGATTTAATTGATAATAATGTTATTTATGGCAGTCCTGTAAGTTATGATTATACTATATCAAGTAAAGATAAAATAGGTAATTTTAATAATCAATATGAGGCTAATGTTGATACTAAGGGTGAAACTAATGGTATTTCTGCTGAATCATTTTTTAATTTAAAAGGAGAAGATAGTTTATACATAGATGGTGATTGTGATGTATTTGATAAAACAGGTAAAACTTCTTCTCATATAACTGGTTCTTTTAAAATTAAAGATATTAATATTATAGAAAGTTCTTCTGAATTTTATATTAATGATAATGGAGTAACACAAAGTATTAGACGAACTTTTCTTTTACCGAGTCATATTGCTATTATGGTTAGAGTTGATACTCCTGTTTCTCCTTATAGAAAAGAAACTACTATATATAAATTTAATAAGATTGTATCTATTAATAATGATAATCCTACAGAATCAAGTTTAAATAGTCCTGTTACAACTATTAATTGTGAAGATTATGCTATTAATGGGGGTGTAAATTATATTAATGTAAATAAGTCTTTTAATAATAGAAAAGTTGAAAGAACTTTAATACCTGGAGAAGTTTATAATTTCTTTATTCATTTTGTTGATAAATATGGTCATTGTACTAATGGATATAGAATAGAGAATAAAACTGTTTGGACTACAGAAGATGATACTTCTACTGAAATAATACCTATCCCGTTTACTTCTAATGGTGTTACATATTATGCGGCTATGCCTGTAAATGCTAATTTATTAGTTGATTTACATTTAAATATTGAAGGTATTAAAATATATAATAATATTGATACTAATTCTTCTAAACTTATTTCAAGATATAATAATGATACTATTATAAATAAATTTAAAATTATTTTTAGTAATTTTGAAAATAATAAATATGAGAATGTAAAATGGTTTCAAATAGCTTCTGGTTATAATGCTAATAAATTTCTTCCTTATTATAATAATAATGGAGATAAATTATTTAAAGTTCCTATTAAAAAACATCCTACTGATTCTATAGAAAAATATTTATTTGATGTTAAAGGCGTTACTATTCCTAAAGGATATGTTGGCTGGTTTATTTCTTATGAAAAATTTGAACCTATTAAACGTATTACTGGTGTTCTTACAAGAAATGATTTTAGAAGTCAAGATTCTGTTACTAATTGGTTAGGACATTGGTATGACCTTAATACTGCTAATTGTCATAAATCAGACTTAATGTATTTTTTTAGTGGTCAATTTGATATTTCTGATTCTATTCGTCTTGATTATAATCTTATGAGAATAGATGCTATAAATGTATGGGATAAAAATGATATTCCTAATTGGGATTATAATCAAAGAAGTCATGCTTATAAATTTTGTCATGACATGAATAAACCACAAGTTAGTGTTGTTAATAAAGAACAACTATATGAATTTAATATTGCGCCTACTTGTTATGCTATGCCTGAATATAAATTAGCTGTTGCTGATAGTGCTTCTGATAATAGAATGGGTTTAGGTACAGCTTTACAAATAAAAGATTCTTATAATTTATTTCCTAATTATGCACCTTCTGAAGAAAATAATGATAAGATAAAATTATATAAAGTTACTCTGTTTAATGCTAATAGAGATATTTATATGTCTACTAATAAAACTCTTATTAGATGTACTAATATAATTTATGATACTACTATTGATAATTCAGATAAGTTTGTAAATGGTTTTATGACTTATGATGGTTGTTTAATTTATGAAAATTCTGGTTTTAATTTTAATACTGCTAATAATATAGCTTATCGTACTTGGCTTAATACTAAATTTTATACTTCTGATGCTGATAATAAGCATACTTATGAAATTAATGCCCCTTTTATGGCATATATGCAATTTCCTTGTGTTGCTGATTATTTTTATGAAAGTAAATGTTTTAAGAATGAACCTACTGGTTATGTATTCTATGTTAAACAAGATAAAGATAATCTTGATAAAGCAAATGAAAATAATAAATTTGCTACAGGTTGTATAGTTACTCCTGCTAATAGTATAGATTTATTTGAAAATCCTCAAAGTAGTTCTGATGTATTTAATCCTAAATCATATACTAATTATAGAGAAGATTTAGTATCTGTTGATAATTATAATAAAACTATTAGACGTAGTTCTGTAATTCAAGATGAAACACGAATTAATTCTTGGAGAAATTTTCCTATTGAAGGATATAAAAATATATCAGAAAATAAAGGTATTATTACTAATTTAGTAGGTATAGGTACTGTTCTTTTAGTTCATACAGAACATAGTCTTTTTATATTTGATACTAGTAGTAATCTTGAAACAAAAGATAAATCTATTCAACTTACACAACCTGATGCTTTTGATGTTAAATATAAAGAAGTGTTTACTTCTTCTTTAGGTTATGGTGGATTACAAGATGATAAAGCATTTATTGTAGACCAATTCGGATATATGTTTTATAATAATGATTTTCATCGTTTTTATAATTTTGATAATGGTCAATTAAATTTTATTGATGATGATATTATTCAATGGCTTGATAAATATAAGCCTTATAATGTACGATTTGGTAATGATAAATTTAATAATCGCATTCTTATTAGAATGAATTATAAAAATAATGATATTGAAAAAGAAATAGTATTTAGTTATAATTATAATGCTAAACATTTTGTAAGCACTCATAGTTATATTTTTAGTGATGCTATTAATACAAAGTCTAAACTATATCTAAAATGTGATGATAATCAACATAATAATTGTTCTTTACATCAATTTATTCAAGATGGTAGTTCTTATGGAAGTTTTGATAATACTAAAAATAAAATTGGAATTAGTACTACAATTGATGCTAAAATAGGTATTATTATTAATGAACATTATGATGAAATTAAATATTTAGAAAGTATTAGTTATAAACTTACTAAATTGTCTAATTCTACTGAAATTGATTATACCTACTCCCCCGTAGAGGAAGCAATAACCCCATATAGTGCTGACTATCTGAAAGTATATAATAATGAAGTTAATACTGGTAGACTTAATGTTCTTATAGATGACGAAAATAATAAAAATAAATTCTGTAATTATACTAAACCTTATTGGGAGTTTGGTAATTGGAATTATAATTATCTTCGTAATAATATTTCTAAATATGCTAAATATGGAGATGCTTTTAATATGAGTAGAATATTTGGTAATTATTTTATAGTTGAATTTACTTTTTCTAATAGTGATAATCTTAAAGTTGAATTTGAAGAACTTAAATATAATATTGTATAATTAAATAATTTATTTATATGAAACATTGTGTTAGTAATAGTCGTAAAAAAGCTTTTATTGGTGCTGCTATTGGAGCTGCTACAAGTATAGTAGGAGGTCTTATTGGTAGACGTAAGCAGAGAAAAGCTCAAGAACGAGCATTTAGACAAGCTCAGGAAGAACAAACAAAAAATGAAGGCTTTCAACAAGCTGCTGCATTAAGTGCTCAATATGTTAATCAAGATTATGTAAATGAATATCGTAATAAAATTACTCTTAAAAATGGAGGTAAAGTTAGTATGAAACATAAAAATAATGACCGTGTTAATGTTGCTAAAAAATTTAAATGTGGTGGTAGAAAAAAGTCTAGTTTTGGTAGTCAATTAATTAATAATATTAAAGATAATGTAGCTAATGATTTAATGAATGGAACTATTAGTGGTACAGGTAATATTATTAATACTATTGCTAATAAACCTATTCAACAAAAGCAAATTAAAACTGCTAATGGATTTGCTTATGGTATCCCAAAAGTCAATATGGAAACTAATGATTATCGTATTGATGATAATGGAAATCCTATGAATGCTACTAATGTTAATAATGTTGCTACTACTGAATATTCTGATAGATTGAAACAGGCTCGCTTCGGTACAAATAGAAAAAGAAAATGCTGAAACAAGCTATTTTTAGCTCTATAATAGATTTAAAATACTTAGCTTTATAATAGTTCATTATTGAATAATATTGTCATATACGGCTTAGAAATGATTCAAAATAAATAATATTTTTATGAAACATAAAGTTTTAAAACCTAATGTAGTTAGAGGTGGAATTGCTATTCCTTTAGGGGCTAACTACTATTATATGTCTGGACGTAAACATAAAGATGGAGGTATTGATATTGGTAAAAATCCTCGTACTGGTCTTGAAGTTGAAGACGGTGAAGTAATGCACATTAATAAAGATAATGTTAAAGTATTTAGTTCTGTACATTTTCTAAATGGTAAATCACCTGCTCAAAAAGTTATGGGTGGAGAAAATCCTAATAAAGTATTTAATCAACAAGAAGAATTTAAAGATAAATATAATATGAATGATGATGGTACTAAAAGAAATTCTCGTAAAGCTAAACATGGAGGACTTTATTCTATTACAGTTAATGGTAGAACTAAATTAAGAATGTATCCCTCTACGGGGGGTTTAATTCAATCAGATAAAATGGAATTTGGTGGAAGAAGAAAAGCTCGTTTGGGTATTACTAATACAAAATCTAAAAATAATATTTTACCTAAAATAAATATAGGTCGTGTAGAACCTATTGGTATTACTAATACTCCTATGAATGTTTCTAAAAATATTAAAAATATTCCTATTAACTATAATTATAAATCTACGGATAATGCTATTCCTTTTAGATATAAAATAAAACAATATATTAAAGATAATCCACAAACAGTTTCTGATGGATTAAGTCTTGCTTCTAATATTATTGGTGGTTTAATAACTCGTAGAAAAAATAATAGGATGCTTAATAAATTAAAGTATAGTGATGCTCCTATTGCAGCAAAAGCTGCTAAACTTAAAACTCGTATTAATATTAATCCTCAACTTGATAAGATGAGAGAATCTCTTTCAGAATATGAAAGAAATATTGATAATAGTACTTCAAGTTCTCGTGTAGCTCTTGCCAGAAAACAACGAGCTCGTCTTGCTAATACACTACAAACTAATGAACTATATAGTAATAAAGAAAATACTGAAACAGAATTGATTAATAAAGATAAACTTAATCAACAAACTGTAGCTGATGCTAATATTAGAGAATATAATCTTTGGCAAGAAAAGAAAGCTGCATTTAACAATGCTGTTCTTGAAAAGAAAGCTGAAAATGATGTTTCTCTTTTTAATACTATTAATTCAGGAATACAAGATATTATTAGTAGAGGAGAAAAAAGAAATTCTGAAAGACAAACAAGATTAGCTATGATGACTGCAAATCCTAATGTTAATCCAAGAATACTTAAAGGTATGGGCATAAAAGGAATTACTGATGAAGATGTTGCTGCTTATGATAAAACTTATGGTAAAAAGAAAAAATCTAAACAAATAAAATAATATTATTAGTATGAAAACTTTTGATTATATTTCTCGTGAATATGTACCTTCTGTTGATTTAAATACTTTAGGTAAAACATATGATACTCTCGAACAAGGTCATAAAGAAGCAGTAAAAGCTGCTTCTGACCTTGAAGTTGCAATGGCTAATCTTGACCTTAATGAAAATGAAAATGAATGGCGACAACAAAAAATTAATGAGATTAAACAAACTATTGACGATAATACAATATATGGCAATTCTTATGCTGCTCTCGATGATATTGTAATGAAAGCTGGAAATCTTGCTTCTGACCAATCTATGATTGGTAGACTTCAAGCACAAAAAGATTATAAAGCTTTTAGAGAAAGAATAGAAACTGATAAAACTCTTCCTCAAGATTATAAAGATTATTATCTTGAAAACAATCCTTATCATTATAAAGATATTTATGATAAAAATGGTAAAATAATAAGTGGTACTAAATGGAAACCAAATAGTTCTCCTACTAATATTGTTCCTCTTAGTCAACTTGTTGTTCAAGGAATTTCTATTGCTGCTAAAGAATCGGGAGGTGGTACTGCTACTCGTTGGCTTGATTTAAATGGTAATGTTACATCAGACCCATCTAAAGCATTTGATGGTGAAGTTTTTAATACTACTACTAATAGTTGGGAACGTCTTAGTCGTGAAAAAATTTGGCAAGGTATTAATTCTATGATTGCTTCTACTCCTGGTGCTGCTGAAAGTTTAAAACAAGATTATGATGTTGCTGTATGGAGATATAAAAAAGGTCTTAAAGCGAATAACAATAAACCTT